TTCTCATTAAGTTTTTGCATATTAAAATCAGATATAATTTTGTGTTGTTGTTTATAATAAGCGTTTATGTCCATAAGAGTCTATAAAAATATTACAACAAACAAACAGAATGAAATGATTGCTGTATATAATATTATTCTATTTGTGTTTGTCATATTACTGTAATTGATTTTATTGCAGCTGTCGGAATTGCGACTACGTCAGCGTAATCTATGGAGTGATCCTTGTTATAACTCCAAGAACTAAATATCTTTACTGTGTTTCTACTTTTAGAAAATAAAAAACCAACTGAAATACATTCAGCTAAAGTATGATTTAAAACTTCTGCTTCTGTTAACCATGCTCCCTCTGCATTACAAATATCCATCCAACAAATCTCTACTCTTTGGTAATTAAATTTTTTATCCATTGAAAATATTTTCTATTGAAATTAAGTTTGCCATTGGTACAGAATAAACTTTGGGTCTATCAGTATAACCAAAGTCAGTTAAGTATTCTTTATTACCAATAACATCACTTGAGTTAACATAACCAACCACCTCAAATATTGGACAACGATCAATGACTAATATGTACGTTTCATTTGCCGAACTATCTTGTCTTATGATTAAAAAGTTTTCATTCTTAGGTGTCTGGCAACGAACCTGAACTCTTTGATTATTAAAATATAAATCAGCACCTCTAAAATTATTAACATGATAATTAAAATGTACTTTTAAAACTTTTGCTACAGCAAGTTCAGCAAGTGTACCTGACATAGATTTTGCAACCTTGTCGCCAAAGCTACCTTTGTAACCATGACCCCAATTAATATTCTGTCTCATGCTTTCAGTAATGCGAAGCAAAGCTGTATAACCAGCTGCAAGTATTTCGTATTCGTCTAATTTAATTTGAATCATTGTGATTCGTTTTATTAATTCTATTTGTTTTGACTGTCAATAATTTATCAACACAAACAACTCTAGGTTTTATATATAATTATATGCTATTGAATTATATATCTTATTTGTTGTGTATAAATTAATTGATTATAGTATTGCAATGAAGTGTAAATAGTAATACTGATTCGGAACATGAACGATCTTAGAATTACTGATCCAGCTTATAAAGCATTTGGTTTAGAATACGCTAGTGTCTCACAAAATAAATTACCAGAAGATAAAAGATTTTTTAATTATATAGTTCTTACTCCACAAGAAAGAATGAACATGCCTAAGCGTTCTCACTTTACTATGGGAAACATTGTTCATAACGCAGTTCAAAAAATTCTTTGCAAAAAAGAAACATTAAAAGATGTTATCTTTAATAAAGAGAAATCATTATTTAAATCATTAAAAGCAGAAAAACCAATAGACGAAAAAGATAAAGCCAAAAGATATTACATGGCTAAGAATTTTAAATTAACATTAAAGCAATTTCAAACAGCAATAGAGAGTCTGCCAAAACAAGATTGGAATTTTGAAACTGAGTATGCAACATGGATAGATGGAATAGGAACTTACTTTAAAATGTTTATAGATTTAGAGGGGCAAGATTACATTGTAGATTTAAAAAATATATTTGGTTCAGTAATTAAAACTAAAAAAGGTTATTCATATACTAAGAGAGCAGTACCTCAACAACCCTTCCATAGCGATTGTATGCAAATGGCAGCTTATACGCAACAGGCGGTAAGAAACCTGTGCTTATTTATTCTAATCACTTTGAACATAAAGTATTTAGCGAAAACAATTGTGATGATTTAAAACCTGAGAACCTAAAAAATTATTTAGCTGAGTTAGTTATGTACCAACAAATATGGGAACAGAAATTAAAGTTAGCTAATGGAGATCCCTTTGCTTTAGCTAGACTTATTAAACCAGATTTTTCAGACATAAGAAAAAAGCAAGACTTCTTTTGGAATGATGTACCTGAAGAATATATAACTAGATTTTTAAATTATTATAAAAATGAACAACGATAGATTTGAATTGTTTATTATAGCTATGCTTGCATTGGTTGCAGTTGAAACTATTAGACACTTATTTGGGATATGAAAACGAATAACAATAACAAAGGAGAAAAAATGGAGAGCATAAACCTGATAGAAGCTATCAAGGAATTTACTGAAAACACTAAAGACAGTTTCATTAATATTCAAGGTAGAAAATATCTTAAAGTAGTTGATAGACTAAACTTTGTAAGACAAAAGTTTGGTGAAAGACTATGCGTTAAAACAACAACATCATACCCTGATGGATTGGCAATGTTCCAAACAGAAATATTTATAGATGGAAAGTTAATTGGAACTGGACACTCTAAACAAACAGTAAAGAAAGATAAAGAATTTGAGAAGATAGAATCAGTATCTATTGGTAGAGCATTAGGTATATCAGGATTTGCAGGTTCAGAACTAGCAACCTTTGAAGAGATGAATGATTTTGTTAAATCAAATCCAGCACAAAATTTTAGTAACACTTATGTCCAATCTAAGTCTCAATCTACAGATGAATCTAGAGACGACATAATTACTAAGATACAAGATGCAGAAAAATTTTCAACAACACCTGGAATATTAGAAAAGAACTTGCAACAAATTTGGTCGCAGTATTCAGAGAAGCTAGGTTTTATGCAAGTTGAAGATCAAGACTTCTACAACGCAATACTACAAGCTAGAAAAAAAGCAGAGCAAACAGTAAGAACAAGGAGTAACAATGGCAGATAACAAATATGATAATACACTTTCTCTATGGAAAAATGCAAAGCGTAGAGAAGGTAAGCAAGACCCTCAATACACAGGCAGCGGAATGATTGAAGGAAAAAAATGGTCTATCTCTGGTTGGATTAACACAGCTAAGAAGAATGAGAAAGCACCGGACATTTCTATTAAAGTGAATCCGTTTAAAGAGTCAACAAAAGATAAGATGCCGTTTTAATTTATGAGCGATAATATTAATCCAGAACATTATAAGAATAAATCTATAGAGACTATTCATGCTATCTGCTCTCAGTTAACTGAGGTAGAAATGATTGGTTATCTTAGAGCTTCTATAATGAAATACATTATGCGTTTCGGCACAAAGAATGGACTTACATTAGAAAAGTCAATTGAAGATGCTAAGAAATGCAAATGGTTTATGGATCAATTATTATTAGAATTAGAGTCTATTAAGAAATCAGGTAGTGATTCTTATAAACATTCTAACGTTCATAGTTTATTTCCAAAGGATAAAAAATGAATAAAAAGAATGGCAAAGACTATATCTTCTTAAGTAAAGTCAAGGCGGATGTATTAAACTACATAGCTAACTTTGTTAAAGAGAAAAATTATTCTCCCACTTTAATAGAGATTGGCAATCGCTTTGGCTTTACTAGAAGTAGATCCAATGCAATCGTAAATGATTTGGCTAGAGCTAATCTATTATCTAAGGATGTAAGATACCCTCAAAGAAAGATTAAGTTAAGTCATCAACAACTAATGAAGATAACTTCTTTGAAGGTTAATGAAATATATCCGGTAAATGAAATTTGAAAAAACATATTTTTACGAATTCAATGCAAAGTTTAAAGAGATTTTTGATGATGTGGAAGTTGCTGCAAAGTCAGAAAAACCTAGTGAATTAAAAAGCATGGACATTACGAACATACGCTTTTTAAGATCTAGTATTAAACAAGTAAAGGAAAAAGAAAAAGATGGAAAAAATCCATGATCCTAAACAACAAGTCAAGATAGAAAAGCGTTATTATACTCTACTTGAAAAAGAAAAGAAGTTAGAAGAAGAAGCGCTTAAAGTTGCAGAGAAGAAAAGAAAAGCTGCATACGAACTTGGTATGAAGGATTTAGAGTTTGAAGATATAGCCAGTTAAAGAATAATTGGTATGTGTACTGCAGGTTGTGAAACAACTAAGGAGAGAGACATGACTAAAAAGAAAGAGATAACAGGTTACTACGGATATTACGATAGTAAGAAGAAGCGCAGAGTGCTAAAAGTATTGTATAAAAAAATTTAATTATTAAAGAATTCAATTGGAGAAATAGACTGCCAAATGAATATTGACTATGTCAATTTTGAAAGTGTCTATATTTGTTTTTATCTAGCGTAGAAGTATAGGGGGTTTTTCGTTGAGACTCCCTATATTAAATTAGTTTGCAAAAGTCTTTGCGTAATTAGGTTTCTTATTTCTTCTTGATCTTCTTTCAGCTACAATCTTTCTTTGAATAGCAGAACGTTTTTCAGTTTCACTCATACCAGCAAGAACAGATTGGGGTACACACTTAGGATATTTTCTACCTGAACCTTTTTGTCTACCACAAGGTTGATACATTCCATTCTTTTTAGAACGTATATCTACCCAGTTTTGTTTAAACCATTTATCTAAACCACTAGCCATTATTTCTTTTTAATTATACCTCTGCCAATAAGAACATCTTTAAATGTAACTTTGCCATCTTTGTTTAAATCTGGAAAACCTTTTTTATTTTTCTTATTCTTTTTACCAAAAAAATCTTTTCTCATTTCATAACCTTTCTATAACCACCACCTTTTTTCTTATAAGTCTTTACAAGATAAGCGTTAGCGTATGCGCTTGGATATACTTTAAATTTCTTTTTAGTTAATGATTTAATTCTTGCATATAACTTTGGATCTGTTGGTCTATTTACTGTTGCCATTATTTTTTTTCTCCTTTGATAATACCTTTAATAATACCTTTATTAAATGAAGCGTATAGTATAGAAGATCCTTTCTTCTTACCATAATTTTTTTGCATACTTTTCATAATTTTTTTACCCTTCTTATTTAACTTCATAGTTACTCCTTTGTGTTATAAAATTGGTTGTCATCATCTGTAGTTTTCCAAGAATCATTTTCAACGCTTGGATAGTCCATATTAGTTTTATAATCTGGAATATTATCTTTAACAGTAAAGTTTGGAAGATTAAATAAAATTCTGTTATTGGGCATTAACGCAAAGTTTCCGCACCATATATCATCATTAGCTATCTCTAAAACATGGTGATGCTTATGTTCCGGTGATATTTCTGAATAGGTAGTGTTTAATAAATTAATATCTGGTTGACAGTAATCTATTGAAAATTCGTAATTAGCTTTGTGCATTTTATTATCTCTATCTATAAACTTACATTGAGAAGTGGCTAGTGCATTGTATTCAATGACACCAGCATAATAAGATAAGCAATCCCAATAAGCTAAATCTTTTAACTGCAAATCTTTTACTTCATTTCTATTATACTTATCCGAAAAGAAAGCATGTATAGGAAGTCTTGCATAGTTAGCACCATTAGGCAGCAAGATATTAAACAAAGGAGTTCTACCTTCTAATGTAGTAATAGAATGGATTAAACAATCCTCTTCTTCTCCTATATGTTTTTCTTTATTATATAGAAACTCTAGTCTGATCTTTGCTTTCCAGACTGGAATGTTGTGATTTAGAAACGCCATCGTTATATTCTTTCTCCATGCAATTTACATGCTGACATTTTCTATCTGCGTAGATAACAAATGAATCTGTATTAATAATTTCAACAGCGCAAGATTTACAAAATCCTACATGCTGTAATCTGAATTTCTTTTTAGTCATTACTTACTAGATTTAATTTGGTCTTTTAATTTTTTTATTAATTTCTCTAAAACATCATTACGTTTTTTTAACTTATATATAATAACTTCAAGATCATTTGTTCCTCTGTTCTTTATATCAATCATTGTTACCAATTTTTGCAAGACCAATATCTAGGTGTAAATTTATCTTTAGCGGTATCGCAATTATGTCTAGCTCTAAAAGACTTACGTCTTGCAGCTATAAATTTTTTAATCTTCATCTCAGGATCACCATATCTAACTATCTTAACTTGGTTACCCTTCTTTGCTAGAACAGCAAACTTCTTTCTTTCGCCTGGAGTTCTCTTCTGTTTATTATATCCGGAGAATCTTTCTCCTCTATAGACAACCATTATCTAGCTAGTGGGTTAGATGAGCTTGCTCTAAGTTCTTTCATTTGAACTTTTAGTAATTCAATTTCTTTTTGTGCAATGGCTAAGTCTTGTTTAATCTGACCAGCTTTAGCAGGATCAATGCTATCAATCTTTGACATAATCTCTCCATACTTAATAAAGCCACCACCAATAGTACCAATGATTGCAACTGTTGCTATAATTTCCTTTAAATTATTCTTAACTTTATCTATCATATTAACCTTTTGTTTTTCTTAATTGTTCTAATTGGATAATAATATCATCCTCTTCATCTTGTATTTGTTTTAACATATTCTGTCTAGCAACCAATGGATCTTTGCTTATGTAATCGTTTAGATTAACATTAACATATATAGGTTTTTGTTCTAATTGTAATTGCATAAAGAAATTAGGATTAGGAATACCTACCATTTGTCTTTGCTGATAAAAAGGTTTAGATTCATACGCACTTAAACTAGGTTGATTAACTTTTAATGCGTCAATTTTTATCTCTTGTACTGATTTTACTTTTACTTCTGCTATCTTTACTTCCGTTCCTACTTTACTGTCTGTTAGTTTTGTTTTTACTTCCTGTTGTGTACTTGTTGCAACAGGTTTTTCTTCGCTTACTGAAGTCTTAACAGACTTATCTTCTGAACTAGAAACAGCAGTAGTTTCTTTAGCTGTGGGTAACTCTTCTTTTGTAGAATTTTGTTCTTTAATTGACTCTTGTTTGTTCTCTGTTTGTTCTTTATTAACCTCTTTAGGTTGCTCTGTGGATTGTTTTGGTTGTTCTGGTGCTGGTTGTGCCAACTGAATTGTTTCGTTAATCTTTGTTGGTTCAGGAGATTGCTGAACTACAACAGGAGATTCTATAACCGGAGCTTCAATAATTGCTACAACAACAGGTTCTGTAATTTTAACTTGTTGAATAACTGGACTTAAAATTTCAATGGGAGTTATTGTAATGGGTGGCAAAGGATTTGTTACATAGGTAACAGTTAAAGAAGGATTATTTAGATCCGCAGCATAATGATATGGAGAATTTGTAGATTCATAAAAAGAAAATCTACTTGTAATGCTGTAATTGTTTTGTAAGTTTTTATCTATAACAGCTAAGTTAGTATAAGTATTAAAGTAACTAGAAGTATAAGGTATTATTTTATTCTGTGTTGTTACTCCACCATTAGCATCTGTTATTATTTGTGTCATAGTAACATTCTGATTTTGATTGCCAGACCAAAACCAAATATCTGCACCTTGAGTAGATGTAAAACCTTCATTGATTTGTGCTTGAGACAAACCTACATTAGTTAATGAGATTGTGTTCTCAATATACTTACCACTTACACCAGCAATAGTGTTGCTACCATGAGTAGAATAAAGATTAGTTCCGCTCCAACCATTAGCAGTTGTAAATGTACTTGAAGTTAAATTAGAAGTTGTTGTTGTCTGAGAGAATGAAATTACAGAAGTAATAATCCAAATAATAAAGGTATAAAATATAACCATGAATTTTCTTTTGCTTCGTACCAAGCGTCTATTTCGTTAACTACTTTTTTTCGGTTAAAGACTCCTGCTTTTTTGTCTCTTCAATAATTCTTAATTTCTCAACATATAAATTATAATCTGGTCTTAGCTTGTCATACTTCAACCATTGTGCCGTTGCGTCAGCACCAATCTTACCTTCAAATGGACATGGTGTTCCTGAGTTCTCCATAGCATGGAATACTCTTGCGTCTTGGCATAGAATAGAAACAGAAGCTACTTTCATTCCAAGATCGTTTAATACTTTTGCTAGTTTAATTCTTTCGCAGTTTTCATCTCTAGTATAGCTGCCACCAGATATACCTATTCCGAAAGTTGACACTCCACCGCTATATCCGACAACGCATAAGTCTTGTGAGAAGGCAGACATTGCTGGAGCTGTTGCAGTTGCTGCAACTCTAGTGTCTCCTGAATAGGCGTTAGAGGTAGAATTAGTTGTTGTAGTAGAATTAGATGAAGAACCTGATTCAAACGTTGAATTAGAGGTGCTAGTATAGCCACCAGTAATAGAAGTATTACTACCAGAAGCATTGTTCTGAGTAGTTGTTTGAGACGATGCACTAATGATTAAGCATAGTATTAAAACTATAGTTGTTGGTATAATGTTCTTTCTCATTTTATTTTTTATAACCTTTTTTCTTAATTACTTTTTTAAATCTTATAACTCTTTTGTATCTTAGAGGTTCATGTGGGAATGTGATATATTCTTTTAAAAAGTTATTTATCTTCTTAAATATATTCATCATTCTTTATTAGGTTGTTTATTGGCTAATGTTCTAGCTATGCTTTCACCTGATCTACCAACAACATAACCGCCTAAACCTATTTGTAATAAAGTCCAAACATCTCCTGGTAAATCAAATCCAACAACTAAACCTGTAATCATTTTAATTATTGGTGCAAAGATATAATTGAATACTAAAACAAATATTAAAACGTACATTAATAATGGTCTCCAAGAACTTGCAAACCAACCAGCTTTAGCTTCTGCTTCTACTATTCTAGCAGCTGCTTGTAACTCTTGTGTACTTGATTGTAACAACTGTTGATTAAGTTGTGCTTTTAATTTTTCTTGTAAGTCTTTATCAGGAATAGATTTTTCAATCGTACTGAATAGTATTTTTGCTAATGGTGCTATTGCACCTAGTGCTGGTAACATATTTTTATCTAGTTGGTTATGCGCAAGAACGCATGAGATCTGATAATTCCTCACAGCGCTTTGGCGTTTGAACTCTCCATTGAGAGTCTAACATTTGTTCTGCTGCTTCATTATAGTCTTTTTTTCTTAATGCTTCAAACATTTTTTTAAACTTAGAAACCCCACCAATACCTAATTGGAATACCATTTCTACTATTATTTCTCTTGCAGTATCACAAATATCAATGCCTTCTAATAATTGTTCTGCATTATAAGCAGATCTATTAAAGTCTTTATCAAATAAATTTTCTAATAAAGATTTATCATATTGAATACCTTCTTCAAAATCATCATCTTCAGTTAATAAATGACCATAACCAATAGTGGCTTTGCCTAATGAATCTAAATAAACAGTATTTCTAAACCCTTCATGTTTTTTAATTCTATTTTTTACTGCTTGGTAATCCATAATACATTTACAATTATTTAATAAGACACAACCTATATCATTGTATAGGTAATTAATGCACTTACTTGATACTATCCATCTTCTCTTTGTTATTAAAGACATCAATTAAATCTTTAAATGATTTAAAACATTTTTGTTCTTTTCTTTTTTTTCTATATTTATTTTGTTCAACTGTAAGTTTATTTTCTTTTACTAAATTTTTATTATGTTCTAAATCTTTTAAAATGTTTTTTTGATCCATAACCATTAGTTCAACACCAAGTTGTTTCTGCTTTTCATTTGGGGATCTGTGAATATTGTGATTGTTTTTTTTTCGGTATGATTTTGTTTTAACATCTATTAATCTTACTGTACCATTTGGTTTAATTGCAACCAAGTCAAAGATACATTGTGGGTCAATTGACTTTGCAACCATATATCCTTGTTTGACAAGAGAACAAATAGCTTCATATTCTGATATAGCACCTATTGCACTTTTAGTTAATGGCTTAAAATTCTTACTATGATGTCTGCCATAACCCCTATACTTAGTGTTACTATGAACCATAACACCTTATATATAGTATTGATCTTATCTTCAATATGTTTTAGGTGGTTATTCATTAATAAATCAATCTTCTGATCTACTAGCTTTATCTTTCCGTTTAATATGAGGATCTGTTCGTTGTTTTTTTGTGATTGTGTACTCATGTTATTTTACTTTTTTTAACTCCTTTAAAAGATTATCAATATAATCTATACCAATTACTTCATCTAAGATTTTTCTAGTATCTTTATCTAAGGCATTTATTTTTATTTGCATAAGATATGGAGCAAGACTAATGTCTTTTTGCATTTCTTCTTTTGCTTCTTTTTTAAATTTTTCTAATGATTTTTTAACTATTAAACTTTTAAAACTTTCAGTCATATTTTGATACTCAGGAGTTGAAACAATACTAGATAATCCAAAACCAATAGATACAGCTAATTTATCTTTATAAGCTCTGTCTAACTCAGGTATCTTTGTTGATTTATATATTTCTCTGTAATCAAAACCTAATCTATCTAATTCTTTTTCTGCAGGATTTTTAGGTGGAATAAAAGCCAATCCTGTAACTTGAGTTAATAATGGATCTTCTTTATAAACTGGTGCTGCTCTTGGTATTCCATTTGCATCTATAATGTAAGATGTTGGAGAAGTTAATGTTGGTAAATTAGAACCTGGAAATCTTCTTGCAAATGCACCTGTAAATTCTGATCCACCTGTTTCTTTAACCGCTCTAGCTTCAGGAAAGAACTGGGCATAAACATCAGTAAAGTTTTGGAAGGGAGTTAAATAACTTGCAGCAGTTTCTCCTAATAATTTTTGTACTCCATTTACAATAGATCCTTTATCTAACTTTGGATCTGTAAAATAATTAATTAAAGAATCAACTAAATAAACTCCTGTTGTTCCTCTTATTCCAAACAATACAGAAGCAATACCTTTAACATCTAAATTTCTTAATGTTCCTTCTTGGTATCTTTTAATAACATCTCCTAAAAATAAATAAGAAGCAAATGGGTTAAATGGTCTTACATCAACTGTTCGTTCACCAACTTTAAATTCATACCATTTTTCTCCGGCATAAGATTGATTACGCAAAGCATAAGCAGCTAATATCATTCCTGTTCCAAGAGTTGCTTTACTTAATACAGATGTATTTCCTCTTGATAGTTCTGCTCTTGCTCCTTTGCTAAGGAAACTTAATATTCCAAGTGGACTGTAATCATATTGAAACTTAACTGCGTTCATTAAGAATCTAGGAAATGGAATTATATTTGTAAGAAGAAATGGAGCTGAGTTAATAACATCAATAAATTTTGCAGCAAATCTATCAAAGCCACCTTTACTAGCATTGAAATCTTTTGCAAAAGTTGTTTCTAATGCTTTATCTATAGCAACAGTAATTTCAGATGGTCTTAATAAATTTAATTCACCGTCTTTTGTTAACTGTTCTAATGTTTTATTTTTATAAACTTTACCATTAGCTTTCACAGCTTCATCTAATCTTGCTAAAAATACAGCTCTTCTAGTTATATATTCTTGAGTTTTATTAACTATGTTTAATAAATCAACACCACCCTCAACTCTATTTAGTATTCCTTTTTTATTTGCAAGACCTGATGCACTTTTAACGTCAGAAGCATAGTTTAAAAACAATCTATCTTTTTCTTTTGGAAAGTTTTCAAATATTTTATTAGTTAACGTTTTAATTTCTTTATGAATTTTTGGATTCCATTGAGTAAAGTTATTAGTTAATCCTTGAAAATGACTTAATGGACTAACAGCGCTTTTATCAAATTGTATTTTGTCTTTTACAAATGGTCTTATTGCTTGTTGTAAAGCCAAGTCTAATCCTGCTTGTACCGTTTCTAATCCAACCCTTGCACTTTGAGATAGATAGTTACGAACAGATGTAGATAATCTTGTAACTAACAAACCTCTACGAATGTTATCTAATCTTTTTAAAACTCCTAATGTTCCAGCTCCAGTATCAAAAGCACCAGTTGGATCTAATCTTTGTTTATATGCTTTTGCTAATTGTGAAAAAGCATTTAATTCTTTAGCAGACTGTCTAACACTTGGATAAATATAAGATGTAAATTCTTCAGGTGTAATTTTATTATTTTCAGCAATACGACTTATAATAGTTGGAACATCATATTTACCAGACTGCCAT